GCCGCTTGATTCCCAGGCCGACTCGAACTGGTTTCGATGCTGCGCAAGCTTGCTGTTTACGTTCATCGCGGCGGTATCAGCCTCGACCATAACCCCGCTGGTGACGGGTTCTCCGTCCTCATCGACCCAGCCTGGTATCTGCACGCCCTGTATCCGAACGTTCACGGGTTCCGGTATTTCGGCGTCTTTGCTCTTCCGCTGGATGAGCTGAATCACCTCGCCCGGCACCACTGATATCTCGACATCAAGCGCGCCACGCCACGCGCTGGAGCCTCTGGCGCGATGCTGTGCTTCCTCGCTTACGCCGGTATGGTGGACCAGTATCACAGTGCAGTCGAACTCGCGCATCAGCCCGGCGCAGGCGTCCAGCATGGTCTTGGCGTCTTGGGCAGAGTTCTCGTCGCCTGCAAGGAATCGGTGCAGGGTATCAACAACGATGACGCGCGGCGGGCTTTCGAGCAGTCGAATATGCTCGACCGCCTTGATGTAGCCGCTCGGCGTATTCAAGTCGCAGCCGCTGTCGGATATCCACATGTCGCCGATTCGCTCGACGCCGTGCAGGTGCTTCCACGCCGCCAGGCGCGCCCGTAGGCCGACGTGACCTTCGCCAGCGAGGTAGACAACACCGCCCTGCCGGACCTTCTTTCCGAGCCATTCTGGCTGGCCTGACGCGATGCGCGCCACCCAGTCGAGAACTTGAAACGTCTTGCCGGACCCACTTGGTCCGTGGACCATGATCATGGCATCGGCCTGAATCCAGCCCTTCACCAGCCACTTGATGGGCGCGGGCTGTTGGCTGAAGTCATCCGCGTTGTGTAGCCAGCGGTCTTTTGTCTGGTTGCGCAGCAGCTCCTCGGCGACTGCGGTGCCGAGCGCGACGCTGGCGGCCTTGTCCTCTTCTGGTTCGTATCGAGCCACCGAGCGCGCGATCTGCGCAATCTCACTCGCAGGAAGCGGCACGTCGCAGCGAGTCTCATTTGCGACATTTAGCGCGGCCAGAATCTCGGCCTCGGTCATGCCGTGGTAGCGCATCGACCCGGCAAGCGATGTCAGTCCGGCGTTTCGGTTGCCGGTTATCAACCCGCCGTCGACAGCCACCGATCGCTTTCGCTCCGACATTGCGCCGACCCAGCGGGTCGGAACAGGCATGACCGCGACGCCTTCCATGGGATCGCTGGAGCCTTCCCACTCGTATGATTTTCCGCCGATCTCCGACGGATAAGCGATGAAGTAGCGCCCGTCTGACAGGAAGTCGACACCCTGCGCCAGCTTTGACGATCGCAGGCCTGGCTCCCATAGCGCAAGTCGGTGTTCGCCACCACCTGCCGTCAGCTGTACCGGCCCGTCGAGCGAATCGCCTACGCGCTCAAGCCAGTCGTCCCAGCCTTCGCGCCCGCCATTCCGCGGGTCAATGTCGAAAACAACGATGCCGCTGATCTCGCCAGCAGCAATCGCAACGTTGTAGTCCGGGTTCTCTCGCCACCAGCGTTCAATTTGCTTCGTGTCTGTCGTCGCATCGTGCACGCCGTGTTGAGTCGCTGGCAGCTTGCTGTTTGGCTGCACTGGCAGAACATGCCAGCCGACTGACGCATACCAAAGCGCGGCGTCAAGCCTGCTGATCGTCATCTGCATCTGCCTTCAACTCACCCTTGGTTTTAAGCTCCAGCTCGTACTGCCTGCCCATCGGCGGGTGGTCACCCCACTGGTAAATGGTCTGCGGCCAGACCTTCAGCTCGTCCGCCAGCGCCTTGATGCTGCCGAAGTATGCAATCGCCTCTTTCGTCGTCATTTTCCAGTTTCTTTTTCAAACGGTGTTGACATCCTAACCGGATAACCGTACATTGTCCACATGCCCGAACGGAATCGCCGAAGGGGCTGAAGGAGAAACGAAATGATGCACAAATTCCTTACCTCCGCCGTTGCCGATTTTGAGCGGGCCGCACTGCCGTATGGCGAGTGCGACTTTTGGTGGGAGTTCGGAGCGGAGCGGGAATTCCGCGACGCTCCAGCGCCGTTCACGGTTGAGTCTTTTGACTCGACTGAAAGGCGTGAGTGGCAGGGGCGTCAGTTAATAACTGACGGCGCGGTCGGCGTCCAACTGCTGGACGCGAATGGGCGCATCTGGCGCAAGGCCGGCGTCTGGGTCGAGGGCGATCTCGTCAAGGATGCCAGAGGATACCTCTGGCTTAAGGACCATGTAGCCGCAATCGACGGCGATCACCAAAACGGAGGGGCCGCCCTATGAAACTCCAACGAACCAACTCAATCGCCGACCAGGGCCAAAAGTTTCTGGGCTACGGCGCCGCAGGCGTCGGTAAAACTTCACTTATACCGACACTTCCCGACCCAATCATCCTATCGTCAGAAGGAGGCCTCTTATCGATCCGGGATGCTGACCTGCCATTCATTGAGATCGCGACCATGGCCGACCTGCACGAAGCCTACGCTTGGCTCGTCGGCAGCGACGAGGCGAAGGTCTATCAGTCCGTCGCGCTCGACAGCATCAGCGAGATCGCTGAGGTTGTCTTAAACAGCGAGAAGAAAGCGACAAAAGACCCGAGACAAGCATACGGCGCCATGCAGGAACAGATGGCGGATCTTATTCGCGCCTTCCGCGACCTGCCCGGCAAGCACGTCTATATGAGCGCGAAGCTGGACAAAAGTCAGGACGAGATGGGCAAGATCCTCTACGCGCCCTCGATGCCCGGAAATAAAACCGGGCAGATGTTGCCGTACTTTTTCGACGAGGTATTGGCTCTGCGCGTCGAGAAGGACGCAGACGGCAACCCCGTCCGCGTGCTGCAGTGCCAGCCTGACGGCGCGTGGCTTGCGAAGGACCGAAGCGGCGCGCTCGATATGTGGGAAGAGCCGGATCTTGGGGCACTGATCAAGAAGATCGGAGGCGAGCTGTGAAATTTAACAATATGTCGACATCGGAACTTTGTTCAGATTGGATCGAATGCAAAGCAACAGAGAAGGCGGCGACCGACCACCGCCGAGAGATCGAGGACGAACTGACCCGGCGCTTGGAGATCGCCGAGACGCTAGACGGAACGCAGCGTCCTAATGTGGACGGCTACACCGTAAAGGTCACTGGACGGATCGACCGCAAGGTCGATGCAGACAAGGTGCAGGAACTGGCGGCGGAGCACGACCTGACGGATGAGCTTTCGCGGCTGTTCCGCTGGAAGCCCGAAATCAACATGAACATGTGGAAGTCGTATCCCGAAACGACGACCAGACTTCTTTCCCCGGCGATCACGGCCAAGCCTGGCAGGCCGTCTTACACAATCGAAACGAAGGAGCAATAAAAAATGGCACGACTTGATATGGCAATCGACCTCAACGACCTCCCGGTTCGGGAGTCGTCCTACGACCCGGTGCCGCCGGGCTGGTATACCGCGACCATTCAGGAAGCAGACGCTCGTCCGACGAAGGACGGCACAGGGCAATACATCAAGATCCGCTGGCGGATCGACGGCCCGGCGCATGAAGGTCGCATCGTGTTCGGCAACCTGAACGTGCGCAACAAGTCGGTTAAAGCCGAGGAAATCGGCCGCCAGCAGATGGGAGAGGTCCTGCGCGCAGTAGGGCTGCAGCGCCTTGAGGACACCGACCAGCTGGTGGGCGCGTCGCTCATGATCAAGCTGGACATCCGTCCGGCGAATGACCAGTACGCCGCGCAGAACGAGATTCGCGGCTACAAGCCCAGCGAAAACGCCCCGCCGGTCGCGGCGGTTGCGCCAAGCGCGGCTAAAAAGTCGCCGCCGTGGGCTGCGAAGCGTTAAAACAGCAAGGAGGCGGGGCCGGAAACGGCCCCACAAAAGATGATCCAGGAAGTAATAAATTACATTGATTCGCTTGATCTTGAAAACAAAATAAAAGCAATCAATGACATACGCGAAAAAATTCACGAAATATCGCCGTTCAAAAATGAACCGGTTGATTTCGTTAGATGGGTTAAATCAGATCAAGTATATGCCAACGACTACAACCCAAACAGCGTGGCACCCCCTGAAATGGAATTGCTGGCGCATTCAATTCTTAGTGATGGATACACTCAGCCAATCGTCACGTATCCGACAGATCAAGGCCGCGAGGTTGTAGACGGTTTTCACCGTAACCGTGTTGGAAAAGAAAACGGCGAAGTACGCGCTAGAGTTGGAGGGTATCTCCCGGTTGTTTCGATCAAGGAATCACAGTCAGACAAAAGCGATCGGATAGCGTCAACTATTCGGCACAATCGGGCCAGAGGAAAACACAAAGTCGATGCGATGTCAGATATTGTGATTGAGCTTACTAGGCGCAACTGGTCTGACGAAAAGATTGCCAAAAACCTCGGCATGGACGCAGACGAAGTGCTAAGGCTTCGGCAAATAACAGGATTGGCGGACGCATTCAAAAATCAAGATTTTTCCGAAGCCTGGGAAGTTGATCGTGATGACTCAATTGCTGGAGAAATTATCAGCGACATAATTGCTGGATTTGAGCAAGACGACAAGGGGCGGATATTCCACACCTGGGAGCGCTGGGAATGCTACAAAGCCGGTTTTTACGCCGAGCGCCTAACTGAAATGACGCAAGAAGAAGGCGAAGAAAAATACCAAGCGTTTTTGTCTGATCTAGACGCATTTGGCGCAGCCTTGCATGACGTGATTACAAAGTGGAAGTATTCGTGCGAGCACTATTTAACAAATGATCGCATGAACCGGATTGCATGGCTTGGTCAAGCATCGGTCTGTTATGCG